TAAAAAAGCCCCGCCCGAACAGTGCGAAACCTAATCGGGCGGGGCAACCATGAGGAGAGGTATGCACGATTATGTTAAATAATTTAAGGCAGGATAGCAAGTTCCCCACCGCGCATTGGGCCGAATGGGGCAACGAGATAGTGAAGCTCCTTAACCTAAAGCAAACCAGCAAGGGCGAGCATCATGGGGCATGTCCGAATTGCGGCGGCAAAGACAGGTTTTGGATAAAGGAATTTAACGGCGAGGTCATGGTTAATTGCAGGCAGTGCAATGATTTTAAGGCCATACAAGAAGCATTGCGCAGCCAAGGATTATGGCCGGACGCAAATAAGATGCCGGATCTTGCAAGGCCGCAAAATAAAGCCATAGAATGGCCAGCGCAGGGGGAACAAATAATGCCGGAAATCGAGCAAGCGCAGGAAGCGCAGGAAACGGAAACGCACCCATATCTCGTACGCAAAAACGTACAACGTCATAACGCTATTATTGACGGGCCTGATCTGCAGATACCAATCATCGATGTGACAGGCAGACGCCAAGGCGTGCAGTTCATAGATGAGGACGGCAAAAAGAAATTTTCGTATAAAATGCCGGTCAATGGTAATTTCTCCGTGATCGGCGGGCCAATCAGGGATTTTGCATATATTGCTGAAGGCTGGGCAACAGCGGCAAGCATTGCGCAGGCAACGGGCAAGCCGGTCGTGTTCGCGCTAAACGCGGGAAATATACATAAGGTCGTGGCGGGGCTTAGGGAAGCCAAGCCAAACGCAACGCTGGTGGTGGCAGGCGATAATGACGAGGCTGGCATAAAAGCAGCGGAGCAAGCATTTGCTGAGCATGGCGTTGAATATATTTTGCCGCCAAACGAAGGCACAGATTTCAATGATCTTTGGGTTACGCAAGGGCCAGAGGCCACGCGCAAAGCACTAACCGTGCATAACTTGCTGGACGAGGTGTTTTTCCCAGAAGATGCGCAGGCCCAGCTTTCAAGAAATTATCTGGTCAAAAAATGGCTGGGCGAAGGGCAGATGTCTGTCCTATACGGGCCAAGCAACACAGGCAAATCATTCTTTGCGCTGGATATGTCGTGGCATGTGGCGGCAAGTAAGCCGTGGAACGGATGCAAGGTGCAAGGCGGCAGCGTTTTATATCTGGCAACGGAAGGCGGCAATGCGTTTCACAATCGGATTGTTGCGCTGCGCCAAAAATATCCAGAGCATAAAGATGTAAAGCTTGCTGTCAGACCGTCGCCGGTCAATTTGCTTGACCCAAACGCGGATCTTGAAAAGCTGGCCAAGCTGGTGCGTGAAGTATCGCGCAAGCACGGGCCGGTGCGTATGATTGTGGTGGATACGTTATCGCGCAGCATGGCGGGCGGCAATGAAAATGCGCCGGATGATATGACAAGATTTATCGGCAATGTGGATGCGCTGCGCCAAGTAACGCTGGCGCATATTATGATCGTGCATCATAGCGGCAAGGATAAAGCAGCGGGCGCGCGTGGCCACTCAAGTTTGCGCAGCGCAACGGACGCCGAAATTGAGCTGGATCACGACGCGGAAACGGGCATTCGATACGCGATAGCCACAAAGCAGCGCGATATGGAAACCGGCGCAAGGTTTGATTTTGTGCTGGACGTGATCGAGCTAGGGCAAGACGAAGACGGCGATGCCGTAACAACTTGCACCATATCAGAGGCCAGCGCAGAGCAAATTGAGGAAGCCAGCAAGCCAAAGATAACCGGCAAGAATCAGCTATTGCTCAAGCGGTGCTTCACGCAGCTGCGCGGTGAACGCGTCGGGCAACCAAACCCAGCGGGCGCAGGATTTCCAGAAGCAAGCGCCTACTGGACGATTGACGAAGAAGTTTTGCGGGATCACTTCAAGGGCAAAATTACCGGCGCAAGCAATCCGTGGCAGTCGTATACAAGGGCGATGGATGCGCTAATTGCAGGCGGTCATGCGGTGCAAAATGAGGGTTTAGTATGGTTTACGGCCAAAGATGGGCGTGTGAAGGATTAGGCGGCAAAGATAAGCGGCTTAACATTTAGTAACGTTTTGCAGGTTCAATGAAATCAATAGCTTAGGTGATAAAATGGTAGTGAATGTTAGTAAATGTTAAGTGTATGTTAATAACATTGGCTAAATGCTCTGCTAACTACCATTCTTAACAAAACCCTATAGGGTTGTTAAGAATGGTAAGTGATGCATAGCTGCGGTTTTGCCGAGGTTGAATTTGGATGGATAAAAAGGGTTTGGAAAAATGGTTGGATCGTATGTTTGCTGAAGGTAAAGCGGTGACTTACCCTTGCGGGCATTTTGTCGGGCGTGAATGGTGCAGGTCATTTGATGAAAAATTGGCAAGCTGTTCTACGCTTGCCGAATTGGAAGGGTTCGCCAACCGGCGCAGGTTTGATCCAAGCTTGCCGCGCTGGACGGCAGCAGAGCGCGCAGAAATATTGAAGCGCAAAATTAAATTGGAAAAAGGGAAACGGAAATGAATATAGATACGACACGCGGCAAGGTGCTGGCAAAAGCTGGAACGCTGGTGCATGGATCGAGAAATAGGGACTACGGGCCACCGCAAGAAAACTTCCAGCGGATTGCGGTAATGTGGAATGCATACATTGCGGGAAAAGAAACGCTAACCGCGTCGGACGTGTGTATGATGATGGGCCTGCTAAAGATTAGCCGCGTCTCGCATCAGGTGGACGCGGATGGATTCGTGGATTTGGCGGGATATGCTGCGCTTGGCGCGGAGTGCGCTGGGATAGATATGGAAGATGGCGATTGGAAGCCCGTAGAGGGGTCATAGAGGCGCGAAACGATGCGTCAGGCTAGGGTGGGTGCTGAATTTGGTTTATGCGGCTCTGTTCGGGGTTTTATTGGGCTTGATCTTTAGTCTGTTCTGGCCTAGCTTTTGACAAGCGTAGTTTCCTCCCTGTCTGCGCTTGTCGCGCCTTGATTGCTCTTACCTCATATCAGCGACACACTTGACCATGTAAGGCAAAAGCTTTGCATGGTCTTTTTTTTGGGGTAGCGTGGCCACATGATAAAGCTCACGCTGATAATGCCGATAGAAAACGATGATGAAGCGGAAGCGGAATTGGACGCGCTGGCAGAATATATTGAAGAACGCTTGACTGATGGGTCAAGCGTTCAACAAATTGCGCAAAGCATGGTAGAGGCTTTGGCAGGCTTGGCTGACGATGACGTCAGCGCAATGCTACATTAATCAGATTTTGCCGGACGTCCACGCGGCGTTGGTGGCCATTTGACATCATGCTCTGCAAAGCGTTCAAGCTGCCATTCGCTCGGTTCTATATCAAAGAATATATTTTGCAGCCTATGGAAGGCGCTTTCCAGCTTGGAAACGTCCGAGACGTAAAGATCGTTACATTCGTTAAGCATCCAAACGCAATTTTGCATTGCGTCAAATGATTTTTGCAGCGCTTCGCGTTGATCCTCCTGCAATGCGTCAAGAAACTTTTTACGCGCTGCCATGCGGTTAGCTTGATTTTGGAAAGTTTGCTTTTTGTTAGACATGATTCATACTCCTGTTTTGATGATGGTTGCGATAATTGCCGCAATGATAGGCACGGCAAAGAGGATCACGCCGCCCGCGATGTCATGCGGGCGAATTGATTTAATAATTGCGATTAGCTCGGGGCGGGTCATTGGGGCAGATCCTAAAAATCAAGGTAAGCGTCACCAGCGATGGTCACGCTGGGGTTATCGAGTGAAGCGCCGCAAGCTGTGGCAAAGGCTAAAAGCTCGCTGTCATCTGCGCACCCGCCGTCTTCGTTTATCCATTCGCCGTGCCAAGAAAGATATTTTGTATCTTCCGCGCTGCAATCGTCACCGGAAAAGCCACAGTCTTCTGTCAGCGCATTGTAAACTTCTGCGTGATCGTCCAGCTTGAAAAGCTTTGCATCAGTATAACCGCCGCGAACATCCGCGCCGCCGTGGATTTGAAGTAATAAATACTTTTCTTCGCCGTATTCGCCTTCCCGCGTCAATTCCGCGCCTTGCAGAACTTGGCTATGGTTTGCGCCCCAATTATACGTGTTAAAGCTTTCGCCGTTGGGTTTAAAGCCAACCATTTCTAGCCATTCATGGCCATCTATCGAAACGCCGCAATAATCGCCGCCGTGTTTCCAATCCTCCATCATAACAGAGTTAAAGTTGTGGCATAGGTCATCCAGCTCTAGCGCGCCGCCGGTCAATAGGTGGAACACGTTCACGCAAGGTATTATTTCCGCGACAGTTTCGCCGCCGTATTCGCGCACGTATATTTCCGCTGTCGCGCTTGGCATGGCGCGGAAGTCTTCGACAGTTTTTCCTGCATTGCGTTGCCAAGCGCGGCCACTTTCGCCGCCGCTGTCTAAAAAATGGGTTCCTGTGCTTTGAGTAAGCATTGCAGCAATGGTTTGATCAAGTGTGAGTTTCATTTTAGATTCTCCGTGTTTTGTGTTGATATCTAATAGATAGCATAGAGATATAAAGAGAGCAAGCATAAAATGCAATCAAATGCAAAAAAAAGTGACGCGCAACACAGTGAAGCGTCACCACGCAAACGCGCGCGCGAATACGCATTTTTTACCAAATGGTCAAATTTTATAAGCTGACCAGCTGGTCAAGATGCGCCTAAAACGCAGCTATGATACAACCATAGGTAGGCATAAAATGCTAAGGCATTGTTATCGTTACACAATAAATTTAACATAATAAACATTATGCGATAAAGGCCATGCACCAGACGCAACTCGGCCAGCTTTTGCAGCTTGCAGGCGCAAAAACCCCCCCCGCCAAAGCTTTTCGCCGGTAGTGTTATTATTATACCCTCACACACACAAATCCCACATGTTCAGCCATACCCCCCCCTGCACCCCCCTTGCCATCCTTCGCTGCCCCACGTAAAATTTTGCAAAATTTGGGGAAAAGCAAATGGCGGGCAGAGCGTTAAAAAAGCGCATACTAAGCGATGTGGCCAAGCGCGGTGGCATAGATTACATAACGGACAAGGTTGCATCAGGCGTGACTTTGGCCAAGCTTGCGGAAGAATATAAGTGCAGCAGATCTTACCTAAGCGCGGCCATTAATTCTGTGCCGGATTATCGAGAGGCTTTGGAGCGCGCTAGAAAAGACAGCGCAGATGCTTTTGTTGAGGAAGGCTTGGCCATATTGGATGATCTTACGCACAAGCCTGACCTATCATCGACTGATGTTAGCTTGGCGCGTGAGCGTGTTCATCATCGCCGGTTTATGGCGGGTTCTGCGAACGCTGACAGGTACGGCACAAAGCCTTCGGCTCAGGTGACGATTAGCTTGGGCGACATGCATTTGGATGCGCTGCGTAAGAATAGGTCAAGCATTATTGACGTTACGCCGGAGCCAGACAATGAGTGAAGCACAGGCAAAACTGATGAAGGATTTTGTGACGCGGTACGCGCAAGATCCTGTGCGTTTTGTCAGGGAGATGCTTGGCGCTGAGCCGCTGCCATATCAGGCAGAGTTTTTGCAAGCCATTGCGGCTGGCGAGCGCAAGATTAGCGTTAGGTCTGGTCATGGCACAGGAAAGTCCACATCCGCGTCTTGGGCCATGCTTTGGTTTTTATTGCTGCGGTTTCCGAATAAGGTTGTTGTGACTGCGCCGACCAGCGGCCAGCTTTTTGATGCGCTTTTTGCCGAGCTTAAACGTTGGATAAATGAGCTGCCTAAAGAAATATCGCAGTTGCTTACCGTGAAGTCTGACCGCGTTGAGCTTGCCGCTGCATCGTCAGAAGCGTTCATATCGGCCCGTACCAGCCGTGCAGAAACGCCGGAGGCGCTGGCTGGCGTTCACTCAGAGCATGTTTTGCTGGTTGTTGATGAAGCCAGCGGTGTGCCTGAGAAAGTGTTTGAGGCTGCTGCTGGATCAATGTCGGGCCACAACGCGACCACGATACTTTTGTCTAACCCGACTAGATCCAGCGGAACGTTTTACGAAAGCCAGACAAAGATGGCATCTAGCTGGTGGACGCGTCGTTGGTCATGCGTGGATAGCCCGCTGGTGTCGGAAGAGTTTGTTGACGAGATGCGCGTGAGATACGGCGAACAATCTAACGCGTTTTTGATAAGGGTCATGGGTGATTTTCCTCTTGCCGACGATGATACGATTGTGCCGTATCATTTGGTGGAGAGTGCCATGAAGCGTGATATTGAGCTTGCGCCGAATGCGAAGACTGTGTGGGCCATAGATCCGGCAAGATTTGGTAGCGATAGGACGGCGTTTTGCAAGCGTGAGTCTAACGTTATAACGGAAGTTAAATCGTGGCAGGGTTTGGATTTGATGCAGACCGTGGGCAGGGTAATGGCTGAGTATGAGGCGTTGCCGCCCAGCCAGCAGCCTGATGAGATACTTGTGGATAGCATTGGCGTTGGCGCTGGTGTAGTTGATAGGTTGCGTGAGCTAGGCGCGCCTGTGCGTGGTGTGAATGTTGCCGAGGCTCCCAGCATGGGCGAGACGTATAATAATTTGCGTACTGAGCTGTGGTTTAAGACAAAGGCGTGGCTAGAGGATCGTTCGTGTAAGCTGCCGGAGGATGATGACTTGCGGGCTGATCTAACTGCCATACGGTATAGCTTTACCTCGTCCGGCAAGATGCAAGCTGAGAGCAAAGACAGCATGCGTAAGCGTGGTTTGCGTTCGCCGGATTTAGCTGATGCTGTTTGCTTGACTATGGCGTCAGATGCGGCAACGGCATTATCAGGCCCGATGCTGTCTTGGCGTGGCGCGATACGCAGGAACTTGCGCGGTATAGCCTAATCTTGCTCAATATGTTACGCTTCGCGTAATTTATGGAGATTGTTTTGATGAAAGCACCGAAGTTTAAGCCTTGTAAGGGCTGCCCGACACCCGCCGCATGCAAGCGCGCTGGAACGTGTATGGCGAAGAAGCGCAGGGGCGCTTATTAGTGATGTGGACGGCGCTGCTTTTGCTTTGCAGCGTCGAGGGTAATTGCTTTTCGTTTGGCAGCCCTGTGATGCAGAGCGAGAGCCAATGCATACAGTCCATACCGAGCGGGCTGGAATACGCGCGGCAGATGTTTCCTGCGTATCGCGCAACAGATTATCAATGCGTCCAGTGGGGCGAAGGAGCATAGAATGCCGAAGAAGGGTTTGTACGCTAATATCCACGCGAAGCGTAAGCGCATTGCTGCTGGGTCTGGCGAGAAGATGCGCAAGGTAGGCAGCAAGGGCGCGCCTACCGCGAAGGCGTTTAAAAAATCAGCTAAGACAGCAAAGAAGAAATAGCATGGCAGATAAATTTTTAGACTTCATTGATATGATCGACGGCGGTGGATACGGCGAAGGCAAGATGGGCGATAAGTTTGAGGGCGGCGGTATATTTTCTGTGCTGGCCAATGCTCTTGCAACGCCATATGGGTCAGAAGATGAAGAGCGTATGCGCAAATTGCGTCAAATGCGTGGCTTGCTTGCGCCGGACGAAAGCATCGCGCCAAAAGCTGCCCCACGTCCAACAGTGACGCGCGGTGGTGGTTCTGGTCAAGCGCAAGTTAGACCGCAAGCGCGGCCCGCGCAAAGCATGCCAAACCCACAAAGCGGTATTCCTTTACCTATTGGCAGGCCAAACCCACAAGGCGGGGTGCCTATGCCATTAGGCAAGCCAAGCCCGCAAATGGGAATCCCTATGCCGCAAGCAGCACGCGCAGC